GGCGATCGCATTCTCATAATCGGAGAACATGGCTTCTCCATTTTTAATGTTTTTCGTACTGGTTCCGTGTAAAAACAAGCACCTCGTTTTCAATTCCCCATGTTTTATCATGGAAAGATAACGTTGACCGGCTCCATCCGTTTTATCAATCAAGTTATTTTCAAAAATGTCTACCCCAAGAACAAAACTTGCCTTTTTCCATTTCGGTAAATCACCACCTTTCCCTACTGCAAAATCCATCACAATGTCTCCTTCTTTGATTAAATTCAACAAGGAATATTTGACATGGTTGTGGAATTGGCGTACCCCTTTCATGACATCTTTTTTCACGTGCTCGTAATACAAGGTTCGGGGCGTATTGTAGAGGGTGTCAATGCCAATGGGATGGACGATGGTGTACCAATTGTTGAGGGCGGTCGTTAACGCGTTCGGGTTTCTCCGAACCATTTTATCCCACCGAACACGCAGAGGAACCCATTTGGATTCTTCTGAACCGTCCATGTGGGGGTCATACTTGCACTCCACGATCATTTTAGATTCAATGGGTTCCCCGTATTGGGTACGGATGGTTCCATCTAAACAAGGCACTTTGCAATAATGCGGAATGGCGCCTGGTTTAAATGGAATGTTTTGAGTTTTTTCAGGAGGAGCAAGCATATCCAACCGATTGAAAATACAGTATTGGTGGTTAAGGTATTGGCGACCGTAGGGGTTGACATCGTTTTTGTTGAATCCTGAAAAGAGTTGAACGATCTTGTATTCTTCGGCTCCCGTAGAGGTTTGGTAGTGTTTCTTGTCATCCACCATGACATAAAAATCAATGGTGTTTTCTTCAGGAGGTTTCCACTTAAAACTAAGGTCCCAGGTAAACCGGCGGTTGGTGACGTGGTCTTGCGTGCTTGTCATCCCCACACCGTACGTCATGGGCGTAAAAATGATGCCGTCCACATGATACGGGTAGTCTTTGGAATCTATGATTTCTTTACAGACTTCCGGGCGACACGGGACGAACTTTTTACTGGTGACAATGAGGTCTGCGGAAGTTTCACCGTGGCGGGTATCGTTCACGTGTTTCAAGATGCTGTTTAAATGAACGTAACGCGTGTCTACGGTGCGACCATCCGCTCCCTTGAACGCAAGAAATGGGAACGGTCTGAAATCAGTAGATTTTTTATCGGTAGATTTAAAGTATAAATCAAACGCAAGGTAGGCGTTCATTTTATTTTTATTCTTGTCTTTGACAACATGTTCTCCATCCAGTAAAGTACCGTTGTACCCTTTCACGGAAAACCCCGTGTACTCTACTTTCATGGCCGATGTCAATAAATATATTTTGTTGTTGGTAATGAATAACAACTTACGTTCTCCATCTGCTTTTTCTGTAACCACGTAATCATTAAAAATATGCGCGACATTATTTTGTTGTAGCGTGACGGATCCAGGACCAATGAATTCACGTGTAGATGTTAACGAGTGGTACGCTTCCAACACGTGTCGCATTTCTGAAACGGAAATGGGATAATACGAACGTTGGTATCCCCGCGTGACAAACGTAATGGCTTGTTGGATGTGTACCTTGGTGGTTCGTTTATCTATGAATTCGCATTCAATTTCATAAGAAGGGTCCATTTCAAAGACTTTACTTAATTCGGACGACATTTTCACAATGCTGCAATCAAAGACAAACGGGTACTTTTTAGAACTCAGACGAACACGGTTCATGTACCGGTAAGTTTTGGTAGACGTAGACAAGGATTCCATGACCTTTTCACGTTCGGAATCTGGTATGTGTGTTTCTATGTTAAGAGCTAACTTGGAATTGTATTCTTTAATGACGTGCCGCATGATGTTTTTTTTTGTATGGACGGATGGATTTAACAAGACGGAGGTTTTGCAATAATGTTGAATGGCGCTTAAATTATTCAATTCAAAACGGTAGGTTTGGTCGTGTTGGTTGGTAATCACGCGAAAAATATCTTCGCCTCGGGTATCGTCTATCGTGAACCCCGAGTACAACAACCATTGTATCACATTGTGATAATCAATGATGGTGGTAGATACTCTATCGCCAATTTGGGCTTCAAATTCTACGACAGACGGCGATTTAACGCTGGTCTTATGAAATGCCTGGATTATATCCTCCATTATACATTATATTAAGACTATTATATTTAATCAATTTTAAATATTTTATTTATATATAATATGAACGCCCTTTTAGTTGAGTTTTTTGGATCCCTGTTATTCATGTACGTCATTATATTAACGGGCAATGCGTTGGCGATTGGTGCCACGTTAGCCTTATGTATCTATTTAGGAGGAAAGATATCCGGAGGGAACTTCAACCCTGCCGTCACCATCATGTTGGTGCTCGCGAAGAAGCAGCAGATGAATACGCTGGTCCCTTACATCCTCGCTCAAGTCGCCGGCGGTATCGCCGCCCTGGGGTTATACAAAGTAGTCAAGAATTAATATAAATAAAGAAGCGGTAAGAAGAGTATGAAGGTGTTGTCTATTGACATTGGTCTCAAACATTTAGCGCACTGTTGGTTAGACACTACGTTATCGCATCCGATTGTAGATTGGCAAGTCATTGATTTAACTGAACGTTTTTGTTCGTGTGGGGCAAAGGCAGAAGTTCAGTTAAACCGGGTTGCCAAATGTAAACTTCACGCGAACGTTTCTTCTAAAGGGTTGGTAGAATGTATCGCTCAATGCACGGAAGCCGGTCTTCCTTTAGGTACGGTAGACGACATGCGGCGGACACTTACCAAACATGCTAAAAAATTAGACGTCATGTCCGTGGAAGACGTGAGTAAATCCATCATCAGGAACTATGCCACGTTACCGGACATGGATATTGTGCTGGTAGAAAATCAAATTGGTCCCCTTGCGAGTAAAATGAAAATGATTCAAGGGATGGTGATTCAATATTGGGTATCTAGACATGCCAAAATTGAATGTATTTCGGCATGTAATAAATTAAAATTATTTCATGTAGGAAAAACCACCTATGCAGAACGAAAGAAACTGAGTATTCAACATACGTTATCTATCTTAGAATCCAATCAGATGGATACATCTTTTTTTCTAAAACATAAAAAAAAGGATGACCTGGCCGATACTTTTTTACAAGGAATATGGTATTTACACAATTGCGGTATACTTAACATTAAAAGTTCTTGAGTAGTTATATTATGGAGATTGTAAATCTGACACCCCTGGATGAAGTGAACGTGTCTTCCATGGGACCTGGGATAGAGTTGTTGATGAATGATAACGTGAATAAAAAAAACACCGTTTCCATTAGTGATATTGATAAATTAGAAACGGAATTGAATAGTCTAAGTGGTTCTGAACCGTCCATGCATTTTCCTCGCGCGGAGCCCATGAAATTAAACGACTTGAACGAACCTCGCGAAGTTCGTTTTGAAGCTCCTCAGGTTCAATTTGACGCACCTCAAGTTAAATTTGACGCGCCGCAAGTTAAATTTGACGCGCCTCCGCCTCCTACCATGAAACCGAGTTGGGATGGGTTTAAACCTTTTCAGGGAGACCCCGATAAACCTGCCAAGGTTACCGATAACCTAAAAGAAAAGTTTACCCTGTTGCGTCGGTTGGAAGATTTAGAATCCAAGGGAGTGCGCCTTACCCGAAAGTACAACATGGATTCTTCTTTAGAAGAAATGAAAGGTGAATATGAAAACATTGTTTCTGAAAAAGAACGATCCAACAGTGTTAAATTTCAAGGAAAAATGTTAATGGCATGCATTACCGGAGTAGAGTTTCTCAATTCCAAGTTTGATCCATTTGATATCAAATTAGATGGATGGGCGGAGCAATTGAATGAAAACATTACGGATTACGATGAAATTTTTGAGGAGCTTCACGAGAAATACAAGTCCAAAGCAAAAATGGCACCTGAATTAAAACTTCTTTTCCAATTAGGTGGAAGCGCGATGATGCTTCACATGACGAACACCATGTTTAAATCGTCCATGCCTGGGATAGATGACATTATGCGGCAAAATCCAGACTTGATGCAAAAGTTTTCTCAAGCGGCCATGAATTCAGTGAATTCGTCCAACCCAGGGTTTAGCAAATTCATGAATACCGTGAACGAACCGCGAGAAAGAGAACCCACCCGTCCAGAAATGAAAGGACCGAGTGACATTAGCGATATTTTGAACGGGTTGAAACCCAAGACGGTTCATTTGGACGATGCCAGTGTGGTGAGTGCTGGCGAATTAAGCGAAATGAAGGAGGGACTTCTTAAACGGGGAGGCGGTCGCCGCAAAAAATCAGATCGGAATACAGTAAATCTTGCGATATAATATGAACGTTCCTAAAGACGATGAACTACGAAAGTATTCAACTCCCGAAATTGTGTACCGACGTGCGAAAAAGTATTTAGGGAAAAATGTCATGATTCAAAAATCTACCCGAAGGGGTAAAAAGTACATGGTGTATCATGATAGATGGATTCATTTTGGTGCCATGGGGTATGAAGATTATACGAAACATAAAAATAAAACTCGCCGTCATAATTATTTAACCCGAAGTTCGGGCATTCATGGAGACGGCAAGTATAGTCCCAATCAGTTAAGTAGAAATATATTATGGTAATATTCTATTCACCATTAGTATGGATAGAATATACATTACGATCGTCTTATGTATCCTGTGTAGTTTACCCTTCATCCTCTATCAAAATAAATTGGCGAAATTAGGTACCCCTTCTGAATATACTTCTAAAAAGGATGAAAAGAAAAGTTATTTGTCAACACTTGTATTTAGTGCGCTCATTTTACTACATACGCCGGTTCTTTACAGTAGAATGGGTCCCTCTCCACTTGCCATGATGGATAAATTATTATTTGTTGCCTATTATTTATTCGCATTTATTTTATTATATGTAGACCCGGCGAACCTCCTCATGAACCCCAGTTACTCTACGCAATTCTATCTTATTTTGTTAGTCATCATGCTAATCGTCCTGTTATTTACCAGCATCACCAGTTACCTTGTCATGCTATTACTGTATGGCGTCTGCATTGCATGGACGTCCCTGTTTATACGAAGAAATAAAGAAAATAGAGTTTATTATAGAATTGGGTACGTGGTGTACGCCATCGTCTATCTCTTTTTATTAAAACCCGAAGCACTTCAAGCCGTGTTAAATGATTTTGAAAATACAAAAAAAGAAGATAAAACTCCCCCTGTACGTGTCAGCGCGTACTTGTATACGGCCGTTCTCTTTTTTATCCTGTTGTTTACGTTACCTACCATCCTTAAAATATACCACGGAGGAAGCCCCCTTTTGAACGAACCCGTGTTGTTGAGCGTTCAACGAACATTTGACGTTGCCGAATCCTACCCGTACTCCATTTCATTTTGGATAAACATGGAAGCCGTTCCGCCTGAATTTAACGCGTCGGCAGCAACCAACACCAACATTGTGTCGTGTGGGGACAACGTACAATGCCAATACAACAATTCCACCAATCAACTCAAAGTTCTTTTCTTGTCAAAAAATGAAACACCCATGTTTGTGGAAAAAACGATTCACGCTCAACGATGGAACCACATTGTGATTGTCAACGATGGATCTACCATTGACGTGCACTTGAACGGTGAACTAAGTAACTCCATTTACGCCATTTCCAATTTATCGGACACGTTGATTGTCGGCCAAGACAATGGTGTTGCCGGGCAATTGTGTAACCTGTCCTATTACACCACTCCCCTTTCGTATACCTCTATTCAACAATTGTACCAACAATTTAGAGCCTTGGACCCGCCTATTTATTAATTCCTCTTCCATATTTCATAGTACGATTGAGGACAACATCCTTTCGTCTCCATCTCCACGTAAACTGGATAAAACTGGTTCACCAGTACCGAATTCACGTATTCCTTTTGTTCTAGCGTATCATAATCATTCGTCATGATAATCAATTGAATGTGGGTTAGTATTTCAGGAGTCGTTTGTAAAATGTGGTAAAACGCACCGTTGCAATTAAGTACCAGCGTGTCAAACACGATATTGTATTTGGTAGTCAACTCATCCCAGGTGATCGTATTCACCCACTGGTACCCTTCCAGTAATTCTTCACTGGGAATGGTTTGAAAATCTTGAGTGATTAATTTACAACTAGACAATGCCGCGTTCTCTACTGAAAAAGTAAACTGGTTTGCCTGTTTATTTTCTTCTAGCTTAGATGCCCTCCAGGTGTTACTTTCTAGCGTGACAAAGTTTGCAGGGTTGACTATTTTGGCAATCACTAACGATTTTTGACCGACATTTCCTCCCAATTCCAACACTTTTTCATTTCCAGTGAATGATTTTAACACCATTTTTTGTTCCACCACTTTATCATTGAAACTTCCATATTTGATAGATAATTCTTGATACCAATGGTATAATTGCATATAAATGTTTGATAAATTCGGATCACTCTTGATATGAATGGTTTGATCGTTCACATGAATAGACACGGTCGCCGTGTCATCATACGCGTATTCCCTTCCGTCTAGAATGACGTGCACCTGTTTGGTCGTACCCACGGATTGGTCTGAAAAATATTGGGAGCGAATGGTGTCATTATTGGGTATGGTAATGACATTCTTCTTTTTTAATTGGTTCATGCAAACCTCGGTCACGTCCCACCGGTGTTCTTTTGTTCCATACAGTATTTGAATCATACTTATATAGAATATAAAAGTTTAAAATAAATTATTACCAAATCCTCCAAAATTGGCCGGCATGGGATCATTCTGGACGTTTTCTTGTACCGGTGTACTGGTTTTATCAAACATGGAATTGAAATCGGGCTCGCCAACAGGGTTCACGGTACTGCTTCGGGTTGGAAGAAGTGGAGGTGTCGTGGGAGGTGGAGTGGCTGCCGGTTTATTTTTAGGAGGAGGGGAAGTTTTTAATAGTCGGTCTAGAATAATATTCATCTTTTTACCTAAATTGGTAGTACTCAGCAATAATATAAGTGTAGGAAGAATCACCGTAATGACATTTTGGTCTAAGTACGGAATTCCACTAAACGTAGGAATGAAGGTAATGATTCTATGGATGAAAACAATTCCTATAAATAAGACAATACACTGAATCGCAATTTCTATGAATAAGGAAACCGAACTTTTATTTTTATCCACTTCGGGCATGTATTCATCAATCCCTTTATTTAAGGCAGTAATGAATACTATTCCTAAAACAGCGTATTGAATGATGTTTGCCATTTCATTTCGGCTATCCTTTTCAAAATTAAACACATGAGATATAAAATTAGGTTGTTCTTCCATTCTTTTTAATTAGAAATTAATTGGTTAGAATAATAGAATAGTTTATATTTGTTATAGTATGTCTAAAAAGGGTCCCGTGGCTACTCCTTCCGTGCAACCCAAAGTGTCTATCCAGGATGCCGTCATGAATATGGCCGGGCGTTTACAAAAATTAGAAATGATTTGCACGACAAAGTTTAAGGGACTTGAAACCAAGATTGGGGACCATGAAAATAAATTCATTGAGGGAACTCCGGATTTAGACAAGTTTGCTGAAATGATTGCGAACCTTAACACGCGCATCAACGAGATGACGGAACGGTTAGCTGCTTTAGAAAAGAACAACAACGTCAAGGCGCCTAAGAAAAAGGGAGGGACGGTCATGTTGACCGAATTGGAGACAACCGAGGTCTCTTTTACTTCGTAAGAATATTAAAGTAGATTTCTATGAATACACTATGAAAATAAGTCTTTTATGTACGGTTGTCATCATTTGCCTCTTGTATATTCATATCATGTTCCATTTAAAAACGGGAGATGATATGGAAGTGTATGAAACGACCATCGTTTCAAAAGAAAAATTAGAAGACGTCTGTAACCTTCGGCAACCCGTGTTGTTTGAGTACACCGACGACCTCCTCACGCTGGAGCACATGAACGAATACAACGCGTTTGACGTGCACGTGTACGATGCCGATCATGTGGACGTGTGGATTCCTTTTGAAAAAGCAAAAAAGATAATGAAAAAGAAAATGTACGCTTCGTATCAGAATGAATCTTTTCTTTCTGAAACGAACCTGATAAAATGTTTTACTCAAGTGGACGCGTTACTTCGTCCATCCATGATGTCGTTCCGACAATACGACGTGTTGTTTGGAAGTGAAAATTATGAAACGCGCCTAAAGTACACCAACAAGTACCGAAACTACTTCATCGTCACTCAAGGAACGGCGACCTTGAAATTGACACCTCCACGAAATACAAAATATTTAGAGGAGGTTAAAATGTACGACGAACTTGATTTTTATAGTTCCATTTCACCTTGGAAAGAAGTGAAACGCGTGAAATTTCTAGAAATTTCTCTTACCCCAGGAAAGTTATTATTCATACCGGCATACTGGTGGTACAGCATCCGGCTTGGAAAAGATGCGTGCGTGTGCTCGCTCTCTTATAAAACCATCATGAATAGTGTCGCCACGTTTCCCGATACGTTTCGCCAAATGCTGCAACGCCAAAACACTAAAATCAAAACATTGCCTACTTACGTTACGCCGTCTCCAGCGCCATCTTCGCCAGATGCCGAGTCTCGCACATGAGCGGTCCTCGGCGAATTCCCGTCACGTCCACGGCCGTCGTCTTGTTGTTATCCATCACCTGAAGTTCAAACTCCACGTACTCTCCCTGAACGAGGTACCTGTACTGCGACTCCTTCACCACCAAATTCTTGTGGTGAACGAAAATGTCCGGAGATGATTCCACCTCCAAAAAGCCAAACCCCGACTTGTTGTTAAACCACTTTACACGTCCAACTTGTCTTGCCATACGGTATTTATGAAAACTGTCTTTATGTATATTGATAAGTATATAAATATGAATGTGGTGAAATAAGTATGTGTGGCATTTTCGCGGCATTATCACCTTCTATTTCCGAAAAAACATTGCTAACTTCTTTTTTAAAAGGAAACCAACGTGGTCCTGACAACACCACGGCGTGTTACGTGTCCGAGGACCTATGGTTAGGGTTTCATCGGCTCGCCATCAATGGCTTGAACGACAAGGCCAACCAACCTTTTATCATGGAAGGAGTGTATTTGATATGCAACGGAGAAATTTACAATTATAAAGAATTATTCTCCAGCATTAACGTGACCCCTACTACGGAATCCGATTGTGAAATCATCATTCATTTATACAAACGATTTGGTATAGAGTACACCCTACACGCCATTGATGCGTCCGAGTTCGCGTTCGTGCTGTACGACACGGCTCTGAAAACCATGTTTGTCGCCCGAGACCCGTACGGAGTACGTCCCTTGTATCAAGGAAACATTCGCAAAATGACATGTTTTGCGTCTGAATTAAAAATGTTTCCTCATCTGCATCAAGTGGAGCAATTCCCTCCTGGGTTTGTCATGACAATTACATCTGAAAAACGAACCATGACGAAATATTGTTCCCTTCCGTCTACAACAAAACATCGGGTTCAACCCTCTGACGTGTGGGACACCTTGTACCAATGCGTGAAGAAACGCGTCATTTCTACAGAACGTCCGATCGCCTGTTTATTGTCAGGAGGGTTAGACAGCAGCATCATCGCGTGCCTGGTGAACCAGTGCATGAAAGAATTGGGAATCTCGCGACCCTTGGAAACGTACAGCATTGGGTTGCCTGGTGCCGAAGACCTCGCGTACGCAGAAATCATGGCCGGCCATTTAGGAACCAAACATACGTCCGTCATCCTTTCCGAACAAGATTTTTTAAACGCCATCCCCGAAGTCATTTACGCCATTGAGAGTCGGGACACCACTACCGTACGCGCAAGTGTTGGCAACTATTTGGTATGCAAGCACATTAGGAAATTCAGTGACGCGAAGATTATTTTTAATGGAGACGGGGCCGATGAAGTATGCGGCGGATATTTATACCTGAAGAATGCTCCTTCCATGTTAGAATTTGATAGGGAATGTCGTCGGTTAGTCCAGGACATTCATTTGTTTGACGCACAACGAAGTGACCGTTCCATTTCATCCCATGGGTTGGAATCACGCACACCTTTTTTAGACAGAGCCTTTGTGGAGTTATACATGTCTATTCCAGCCGAACTACGATTCACTTCGTGTGAAAAACAATTTTTAAGACAAGCGTTCGTTGGAAAATTGCCCGAAGTCATTTTATGGAGAAAAAAGGAAGCGTTCAGTGATGGTGTCAGTTCCATGAAAAAGTCATGGTTTTCCATCATTCAAGAATCCATTCCACCCGAAATCATCAAAGAACATAAACATGTAGAAACGGATCTTACCCAAGAACAATACTATTATAAAAAAATATATGATTCTTACTACCTTCACGATTTACTTCCTTATTTTTGGATGCCAAAGTACACGTCCACGACCGATTGTAGCGCAAGAACGTTAGAAACTTACTTTACGCAAAAACGATAGTACAACGATTTGACGGACGTTTTGCTTTTTCGTTCAATTTCACACACTTGGCCTGGTCGCATGCATAACACACTGGCTACGGGGTCGTAACGACTGATGGCCGGCAAATCCGCCCCTGTTTTGATATTCAATTTGGAGAACACTTGTTCGCGTTCTTTTTCTGAAAGAACACGATGTGCGGGAACCATGTCATGCTTCAAAATGTTGAATTGTAATCGTTTGATGTATAACACAGAAACATAGATGCCGTGCTTGTTCCACACCTCATCCATTTCAGCATGAACGGTATCGTTCGGTTCTGCCTTGTATACAATAATCAAATCATCTTCCGGTTTAAGAACGGACTCTTCTTCTTCAAACAAAGAAGACACCACTTTGCTGACGTTAAGTTTTGCAGATAATTGAAAATGAACGAACACCTTGTTCCTTTTTCCTTGAAGCATGACGTTGAGTTGGGATTGCTCCATCATCGCAGCAACATGCGACATGTCGTACCCCACATAATCGTCTACTTCGTACCCCCGGGTGTGAAGAATGTCAAACAAATGGTTACGGGCGTTGAAGACATCCACTACAGGAGTATCGTCCGACATAATACTACTCATTATAATTATTTACTTAATTTCAATTTTTTTAACATCGTCAGGTTTTATTTCACTTATTTCTGGAACGGTCAACACTTCTAATTCAGGATCGGTGGTTTTCTTGACCGTTTTCACAGGAAGCATTTTCGGTTTCTCATACTCTTCATAAGGAGACAATTGGACCGTGATTTTTCTGGAATGTTCTCCCAGCGACACATTTTCAACAATCGCATATTGAAGTGAATTCAGACCATTCAGTTTCCACATGAGTGTGTCGGCGACAAGTTCTTCTATTTTATGTTTTTCTTTTGCGTCGGATGTTTTATCATACAAGATGTCATTTTTAGTAGGAAGCTCATACCCGACATCTTTTTCGGAAGGACGGTACACGTCTACTTTGAGTTGGTCTATGCGGTTGGTGAGCGCATCATCTTCTCCTCCCCATCCATAAAATGTGTTGGGGAAACCATTCAAGTCTCGGTACACTTGTTTAGATGCCCGAAGAATTCTTCCTAAAAAGTTGACAGAATCCTTGTACTTTTCTCCCTTGATGATGTCTCCCATGTGAACTAAATGCTTCTCATCATATCCATAGTATTTATGTACGATATCCTTATCTAACAAAATGTCTACGTCTTGGAAAATAAACGTATTGATTTCGGGTAAATTTTTCACAATGTAATCATACCCAATATTCAATAACGCACCACGGTTGAATTTATCACCTTCGGTTTGTTCTACCACTAAAATATTCATCATGTCATAATGGCGCAAGAACTCTTTCAGTTGTTCGCTTCGGTTTTGGTTTCCACTATCCCGGTAAGGCACAATGATGACGGAATTCGTATGCGGGTTATTTTCCTTTTGCTTATATTTAAGAAAGCGCATTTGTTTTTTAGGAACGAGTGCGGAAACTTGTCTAAAGTAGTCCGGTTGTTCCGTTAATTGGTTAGAGATGGAGTTACACAAATCTGCCATGTAATCGTACACAAACTCTTTGGTAAAATGGGTATTGTAAAATTCCATGGCATTGTTCTTGATCCGTTCACACACGGCATCATGGGAGAGACACCATTGAATGGTCTTTTCCAAATCACTCAAGTCATGCCGCACACGAATGCAGTGCGCGTTTTCAATGTCGGGGTCATCCACGTACAGCATTTTTATCATGGGTTCAAACCATAACGTGTACTTGCTTTCTACGTTCAGCACACAAAATCCTAATCCTAACAAAGAACCAAAACGGTACGCGGCCGAGTTTCCTTCTACATTGATGACGAATTTATTTTGTAATTGTTCTGACATGGGAACCTTGTATTTTTGAACGTCTACCGTAGGTTTATAATCCACATGCACTTGCCCGTCTTCAAACCGGGCCTTGATGCGTTCCGTGTACCGCATGATCCGCGCATCCAACCCAGCCAACCCAGCTTCTGTCAGTTCGTTTAATTTCATACGAGGGTTGGTCGTAGAGTCGTTTCCGCACCCAGTACCCTGTCCTCGCCATATCACGACGGGTTTACGCTTCTCCCATGGCGGCAAATCCGTTCGCGGCGTGCTCTCGTTGGAAAACACGGTCTCTGCGCTATTGTTACTGTAATTGTACTTGGTAGATGCGAAAAAGGTGTTCGCACAAATGGTTTTCCAATCATCTCCTGTCGGTAGGGGTAAATCGGCATGGTCTACTGTGGTGCTTTGGGAGACAATCGGAATGAACGGTTTATTCAAAAAGGTTTCCGGTAACGTCTTGTCCCCGTACAAGGAAGAAAAGGCTTCTTTCCAATCTCTTCTCAAATGAGGAAAATCTTTTCGGGTCAAGAAAAAGATACAATCGTTGACTTTACGATGGCTGCACGTACTTACCAACATGTCGTACATTTCAGAAAGGTACGCGTCGGTAGGAGCATTGTCTACTTTTTCTGTTCGGATCAAACAATCCGTCGCATGCCATTTAGACGCATCTTGAGTTGAATTTCTAAATCTTCCAGGGTTACTTTTTTTCAGGAGAGCGAACATTTCATCCATGCTTTGTTTTGAAATGGCGGTATAAAAATCATTGCTGTACTCTAGGTTGTATAAGGGGTTGAAATTAAACACCTTGTTGTTTTTAATACGCACAAACACACCGGTTTTCATTTTATCCAACATGTACCGAAAGGTTCTTTCAAAACTATCTTGAGAAGGACGATAAATGTCTAATTTACACCTTTCTCCATGGTACACGCTCGTGTATTTTTTAGGTTGAATGTTCGTAGACGAATACATCAAGGTATCAAATTCTTTACGAGTAGATAAAAAGGGAAAGATGGTTTTCAATAACCCTTTGTGCTTGAATTCTAGGTCTAGGGTACCTGATTTTAAAGAAGAAACGTATAAACTATTTTCAAGGACACGGGACAATGAATTGGATAAAGTAGAGAATAGGGCAACCACGGTTTGAAGAAGCTCGGCCATGCGTAACGATTGCCGACGGTCAATTTGGGTAGAGGTAATCAAGCGCATTTGGACGTTCATGGTCGCCAACTCTTGCATTAACAATTTGAAACAATACGGTACGTTCAACCGACTAAACGTGGTCTTGTATTTTGAAATGGTCGCCAATTGGTCGCCTTCAAATTGAACGCCTTCCATGTAAGGACTGACGGCCAGTTTTAACGATTCATTGTAGATGGCGCCTAACCCAGTCGCATCGTCCACATGAATATGGTAGGGGATTCTTGAATTGTGAATCAAGGTCGTGCCATCTCCACGAACCATCATGGACTCTCGGATGAATTGGGTCATGCCATTCGCCACTAACCCATCACGCTCCATCTCACCAATACGCAACCCACCTTCGTTAGAACGACCCTGCAACGGTTGACGGGTAAGTGCTGCATTGGGGCCACGAGGACGAAAGTTAATTTTATCACTTACCATGTGCTTCAATCGTAAATAGTAGGTAGGACCAATGAAAATGTCGCTTTGAAGTTGGTCCCCCGTCATGCCATTGTAGAGGAGTTCGCATCCACTGCTGTGGTACCCCAACTCGTTCAGGGCACGCGTGTACTCCCGTTTGTAATCCTCCAAACTGTTCTTGTTAAACACGGTGCTGTCCCCCAAACTACCATTTTGGACGTGAATTTTACCCATCACACATTCTATCAATTGACCTAACGTCATTCGTGATGGTATGGCATGGGGGTTAATAATCATGTCGGGGCGCAACCCATCCGCCGTAAACGGCATGTCTTCTTCGTTCAAAATCAACCCACACGTTCCCTTTTGACCGGCTCTGGATGCGAACTTGTCGCCAATTTCAGGAATTCGTTCCGTGCAAATACGCACTTTGGCAACACGGTGTCCGGGTTCCCCTTCACTCAGAAACGTCTTGTCTACACGACCGACTTGGTCCGCGTTGGGATAAATGTTTTTCACTTTTCCTTGTTGAACCATTCGCATCAAAATGGTTTCTTTGGTGACTTTGGTGTTTACAGGTACGAGGCCATGTTCGTCCGTGTTGTTACCACTTTCAAACGCAAGGCGCCCATCTGAATTCATGGACGTGGATTCGGATTCTTCGTACGTTTTAAAGTAACTCGTGTTAAACATGCCTCTCTCTAACGAAGATTTGTTGATTAAAATGGCATCTTCCGTGTTGTACCCCGTGTAGGCCATGATGGCGACCATGGCGTTCACACCATACGGTAACGATTTAAACGGTTTATAAAAACTAGATTGAATGAGCGGCATTTGACCGTTATTCAACACAACCCCCATGGTATCCATTCGGTTTTGGTAATTGGTGTTGTAAACCGAAACGGCTTGTTTGGATTGACTGCACGAGAAACAATTACGAGGAAGAGGACTGTTTTCCGGGAAAATGATATGGTTTCCCATGAAACCAAATAAGGATGCGGCGTGCAGTTCTACATGCGTATACTGCGTGTTGCGAAAATCCATTTCTTTATCAAATGCAATGAGGCTCGTATTCAATTCGTCGCAATCTAAATATTCAATGACGGAAGGGTGCCCCGTTACCATTTCATCCCATGTTTTTCCAGGAACGTAAGACACCATTTTATTTTGTTTCACATAATAAAGAGGTCGTTGTACTCTACCGGCATCGGTGTAAATGTAAATGATATTTTCTTGAATGTTCCAACTAATACTGGTGGACGCGGAGATTCTTCCTTCTCTACGATATTCGCGCAAGGAGGTCACGACTTCATGTGGATCGTCCACACTTCCACACCAATTTCCATTGATGAATAATTTTACGTAAATACTTAAATTATGAAAGGGGGTATGTTCTAACCGATGAATGGTAATGCCTAATTTTTGAAACGCATCTAGGATGGTTTGGCGAGGCGTGCCGTCCGTAATTTTCGCGCACAAGGCTAAATGTTTGTGCGTGCCGATATCACTCCCGTCGGGTGAATCTACGGGGTCAAAGATTCCCCATTGGGATGAATTGAGTAAATGGGGAGCCACCACTTTCGCACTTTCATCCAATTGAAGAACGCATTTTCTTAAATGGGTAATGGCTGAATTGTAGCTCAAGCGGTTTAGTTTTTGGGACACGCCTTCTCGTTTAGAATACTCGGTAGCTCCCCAATCCCCTTTGAACGCCTTGATGAACCCAATTTCAGTAATTCTTTCTTCAAAAAAAGTTTCAAAATTCATTTTAAACAATTGGGAAAACACGGCAGGGTCATCGTACAATTGAATGTTCTGAGAGTACGTGCGATCAATGATGAGACCGACATGTTTCATTTGTTTTTCATAAAAATCTTTAAATAAATTGGATAATAAGATGCCAGTTGTATTGATTCGTTTATACATGAAAGAATCTCTATCGGTAGGAGCATCCACATGAGTGGCGACACGTAATAGTTTTGTCACCATGTGTCCTAAAAAGTAGGCCTTGTCAATAAAGTTGGTCTCCCCAATGTGAGGAAGCATGAGCTCGGTTAATATTCGGAGGGCGTACTCGGACGTTTGGTATTTGGTAAAGTAACCAATGTACTCTAGCGCCGTTTGTTGAGTAAAGACGCCTCCTGCGTCGTACACGCATTCTCTAAAATATTCCATAAAATGGGGATACTCTCCTAATAAACAGGTGTTGATGATGCGTTTGTCCGACAAGACCCCGAGAGCTCGCATGACAATAAACAAGGGAATGGGGGCACGAACGTCCGGCAAATCCACGACAATTTCATGAAGGGACACACCATCTTTGTTGACAAGCGCCAACGGATCTTCGCGCGTACTGATTTGAACGGCCGTCACACGCGCTAATTTGGAATCGTCTTCGGATTCGGATTTGATTTCTGCTCGGTAGTAGTATTTATCACTGTACTTTTTCAACACACAAATGGTATTGTTGGCTCTGTTTTCTTGACAGACAATGACCTTTTCACTACCATCTACAATAAAATAACCACCGGGGTCGCGAGGACACTCTCCCATGGAAAAAAGAACGTCGTCCGGCATATTTTTTAAGACGCACATGTTAGAATGAAGCATGATGGGAAAATTGCCGATGAATACATAATCGGTCACGATTTCTTCTGTGACGACACCTTCTATCTTAATGACAAACAAGAGTTTCGCAAGAAGACTGAATGAATAATTCATGTTTCTTAAACGCGCATCATTGGGGTACATGACCTTCTTTTCAGAGTTTTCATAAAAAAAAGGTCGTCCCTTGATAATGTCCGTACCATCTCGGCCACCTACATACATGTTACATTCATGCTTGAACTCATCATCCACCATCTTTTTAAAAATAACGCGGGGGTTTTTTTGATGAATGATGGAAGGGATTCTCTCTAAAAATGTATTGTAGGAAGATAAGTGGTGATCCACTAATACATTCGGTTTACTTAAAAATTTATGTATAGAATCCATACAATTTGAAAACATTAATTTTTATAATGTTTTCATAATTAGTTATTGGGTCATGCGTTTTTTGTAGGATTCCTCTAAATCACTTTCTTGTTTGGGTGGAGGATAAGAATAAGGCACGGTAGTTCCTATAGTTTGGTAGGCAAGGTTCTGATTTAAATTCATCAGATGAACGGCATTTTTTTGTAAATAAGCTCTATATTCACTATTTGTACGAATGTTTTCTTGCACTCTAATTTTATCGTTAATGACGGCGGTAGGGTCCCAGTTAGAAAAAACTCTTCCATCATCCATTCGGGCAGGTAGATGAGAATATACGTTATTCATAAAGTAGATTTACATTTTATTTTTTAAATATTCAATTAATTCTTTTTTCGTTTTTAGTTTTGGACCGTTGGTTTCGGCCACCTTTTCTTTTAATTCTTTCAACGACATGGCGTCATACGGAGAATCCAAGTTTAGGGTTTTGACATCGTCGTTAGAGACGACGCGTTTGGGGAGTCCCTCGTCCAGGTTGACGGAATGGATAATCGGCCGAGGCTTCAGGTCTACGTGCTCTACCGGCGCAAGGTCTACCGACTCTACCTGCGAAAGGTCTACCGACTCTACCGGCGAAAGGTCTACCGACTCTACCGGCGAAAGGTCTACCGACTCTACTGGCGAAAGGTCTACCGACTCTACTGGCGAAAGGTCTACCGACTCTACTGGCGCAAGGAGTACCTTTTTGATCGTTTCTGGGAACGTCATTTGTTCCACCACAAAATCCAATTGAGGAACAGATTCACTCATGACAATGACATTTTTAATGGCCGAATCTACCTGGTTAAACGTCATGACGGGGGACGTGTCATAAAGCTCCTCAATAGAAACGGAATCCTCACTTCCTGAATAGGAAGACGCATCTTCTTCTTCTTCTTCCTCAGACTCAGACTCCGGCTCCCTCGCGACCATTTTCGGGGTGGGCGGAGCATGCTGCAACGACGTGATCCCTGCCATGGTGGTGGTAACCTCGGACAACAACTTTAACTTTTCCTCTAGTGCCAGAATTTTCTGTCTAAAATATAAAAATAAACTAATGAATAAAACCATAGTTACGGCGAGACATACAAATGACATACTTAGTTAACATACATTTATTTTAAATATTATCCGCATATTGCTTTTTCTACAATCAGGCTAGGAAATCCCATCTTTTCTAAAATAATAATTCCTCCCCGAACATACGAGATTCCATTTTCTATTTTGTACGTGTAGTGGATCGGATTCTCTAACGTACGCATACGTTTTAATGAAATGCGAGGATTTGTTTTTAATTTTTCGCACACGTCAGTAAAATGAGTAGTTAATAAAAAGTCAAGATTCATGTAATTGGATAAATAATTTAATAAGGAAATGGCACTCGCAGAAGCTTCCATCGGATTTGTACCTGAAAATAATTCATCAAAAATACACAAGATTCTTTTTTTCGTATCCACCTGATCTACAATTTCCTTACAACGCCGTGCTTCTGCCTGAAACAAACTATCCCTTCCTGACGTATCCGGTATGTTAATGTAACTGATGAACGTGTGGTACGGCCGAATGACGGCACTTTTGTAGAACCCGCACCCTAATTGTTGCGACAGTATCACGTTAATCATGGTAGATTTAATGAACGTGGTTTTCCCGGACGCGTTGGGACCCGTAATGATGGTATTTTTAACGGAAAACGAATTTTTTACAGGAGACGTGGTGGGATAATAGGACCGTTTTATTTTGGTTTCTTTTCCAAACGTACACAAATTCATGGTTTTTCCTATATTTTTTTGAAGTTGGTACAGATTTTGTACGTATCCATGATACTCTATGGAATACTTCAACGAATCGGACAACTCTGGACTATCATACAATTCATAAAACAGGGCGCGTAAGGTACCCACACTCCAAGGAGAATACGTAAGTTTGGTAAGTTTAGCATAAAATTGTGTCAACTGGGTCTGGTGATGGTTCATGACGTGAATGAATGGAGTGTACGTGGATAAATCCGCCATGGTTTTTTTAAGTTCGTCCATGGACGCTACCGTATTCTTGAGATACTCGGTCGTGCACCGCAATACCTGTTTACTATGGGTCATGTTCCTATAAAAGATGTACCCGTTGTAAACATTGGCATACAGTTGAATAAAAAAGAAAATGACGGCAGAAATCAGGTAACCCTTTTGTCTAGGATCCGCGGTACTAAAATTAAAGATTAAATTACCGACGGAATGTTTGGTAAAGACTTGTTTGAAATACACGTAATAGTTTTCCCATGAAATCTTTAACCCTTTGGATTTAATTAAAATAAAAGGAATGATCGTCATTAAGATCGGGGTCAGTAAAAACATGGCAGGAGATGTTACAAAATATAAACTAATGATGGATAACAATATCGCCGAATAATTAAAATTGGATAACGCATTCATTTCAATGTAATGGTACGACGTTTTGAACTCCTTGTTTTTTTTCATGGTCGTCCAACATTGAATAAAATCATGCGTGGGAATTGGCGTGCAGGACGTTTGATTCAATTGAATGGTTTCTTTTAAAAATGTTTCCTCCGTGGTAGTGTACTTCATCCATTGGGCCGCCATTTGTTTTGCTTCCTCGGTAATGGGCTTGAATATTTTGTGGCACAAAGGTTCAAGACCATGAGTTTCAACTAACTCAAGGTCTTGTTTTAACGTATCCGATAACGGTTGGTGCGACACATACTGTATGGGTAGTTTGAATTCCATAGTATTGAGTATTATCTTATTTATGAGTTTATAACTTAAATGGTGATGTTGGCTTGTTCGTCGCCCCCTTTCAAGAAACTCAACTTAATTTTATATTCGTTCAAGAAACTGGAGAGAAGGTTTCCACTCGGTCCCTTTTTGTAAATGTTCCATGCTTCTTGGGCGCCTAATGAGTCTGGGTAGTAAGAAAAACGAGCCACCTTTCCATCCCAAGTAGTGAAATACGTAGAGGAAGCAGGGCACAACGTAATGTCACCCTCCGTGTAAACTTTGGGTAAGGAACTAGACACGCAGGTCTTGACAAGTTTTCCGTTCATATACATATCCAACACCTTGTTATTCAAGGAAAGGGTAATGTTCGTCCATGTTTGGAGAGGAACGTTTGTCATTTGGCACACGAAGTTGGTCGTGTCTTCCGTATCAATACTCACGTTCAACGTGTTGTCTCCACCTCCTAAATAGACGACCGGGAAATATTTGCTTCCTCCAGTGGTTGTCCTATAAAAAACTGCCTTTGATTTTACTGTATTTTCCCAAGAATCAATGTATAACCAAAAACTATAAGCATAATTGACACTGCTGGATTTAGATAATTTATCAGAAGTAATGACTAATGGAGTGTCCGACTTTTTATAATTACTTAATGTTTTTGACGTGGATAATAACCATACCGTCATATAAATAATGAATAAACACAACACAATAATGATTATAAAGTTCATACTATGTAGTTATATTTTTATGTATTTTATTTGACATATTTTTTATTTTTTGCACCAATGTTTTACATTCACATAATCGTTGATAAGGGTTCAATGAATAAGAATAATTGTAATAATGGGTAAGCAATTCTCTTGAAAAAGAAATGTCACATTTTAATAAAATGATATCCTCTACCACTTCACTTTCCATAATGAACGAATAAATATCCACAATCATGTACCTTATTTCATTCGCCAGTTCATTTCGCGGTAAATTTCTTATCTTTTTATGAATATTGTACTGGCGTAATCCGCATTCATTTTCTAATAAAAAAGTAGTTAAATCAAACCCCACTCTCATGTACTGTATGAAAAAAAGAGGAAGGTGTTTCAACGTAAAATAAATATGGTACAATACAGGTATTGTAAAAATTGTTCCTGTATATGGATTTTTAATGGATAATGGATTCGCAATTAAATGGGAATCTGCATTCGTCAAGGAAGATTCTATGATGTTATACATTTCAGTATGTGTAAAGATGTACTTTTTTTTACCATCCATCAATTGAAAATATTTTTTTGGAGATAATTCTGAAAAAGGAGTGAATCCAAGGTCTGATAAATTACAAGATAATTGTTTGGATACCCAATACTTCCATATACATTTTCGTACACGACAGTAGTAGGTCGTTACTTTTTCGTACATGTCAATGATAATTTGTTTTTGTTTATCCGGAAGGAATATATTTTTGTTTAAAAAAACATAATGATAGGCTTTCTTGGTTTCAAACAAGTATAAATAATAGGTATACAAATCCGAACAATAATGAATGCTGTGCTGCAGGCATACTTCTCTATTCTGGGTATCATGATCTTGAATGATACGGTCACATATTCGTTTCCACATATTCATTAGTAAGATTTAGTTTTTAAACTATAAAGAAATCATATAATCCACAGAAGACTCTTCTGTCGTCTCCAAATATTCAATGTTATTATGTATTTGGATAGAGTCACACCGACTGTTGGTTTCTTCTTGCTCCACCACGTCTTCCTTTTTCGTCAGAACACTTACCCCGTTCATTTTTTCTAAATCCAAGAGTACGTCAAAGGCGCCCGTGCCGTAATACCCTGGTTGGCCGCACATGACGTTGGCCGACACTCCCCTCATGTTATCCATTTCCGCGTGACGCGCTGCCTGTAAAAACATCTCGGGGGTTTCTTCAAAGGAGGCCTTGGAAATGGGTCCAATGTCGTCTTTATTCACACCGTGTCGGAAAATGGACGTCATGGGGGTCGTGCACGTCATGCGGTCGCACAGGATGGTCTTGTGGTGGTCGTTGATGTAGACGCCGTCGGATTCAATGACTTCACTCAACTCGGCATGGATGCTGTTCCTGGCCGCTTCAATTCCTAACACGTCGTACATTTCTTTAATGTCGTTGCTGTAGGTTCTCCGTGTATCCACATAAGGAAGGGCCAAACAATCCAGTAAATTGGTGTTGACCGTGTCAAGTACCCAAATGTCCTTGGGAACATAATTACCATCTTCTTTCACCATGTACTTTTTAATCGTACGAAGGTTCACTTGATGAATGTTTTTGACACCACGTATCACGGTAGATAATAATTTCATTTGGTACTCTTTTAATTTATAAATGTTATCCGTATTCATAAAGGGTGACTTTGTCTTGGAATCTTCTTTTAAATCAATACTGATTCGGAAAATCAGCTTTTCCGCATTGTAATCGGAATACATACATTCCATGTGACCGAACGTCGGGTGTAATTTAATCGCAAAGTTCACATCATCCATCGTAATCTTTTTATTCAACATTTCTTCATCGTTCAACTCAATGCGAATGACCCATGGGGACGTTTCACCACGCGTGCTGCTCGTACCGCATTCCGAAATAAGATCGTGCAAGTCGCGCGTGTCCCGAATGAACCCTCGGTCGTACTCGTTGACGGCCCTAGACGGATCGTAACAAATGTCTACTTTCGTCACAATGTCTTCTAATTTGGTATGCTCTATCAAATGCTTGTAGTAAATGGCGCGCTCCTTTTGTTGTTCGTCCAACGGTTTTAGGAATACCGTCACGGATGGATTCTTTGGAAATTGAGTAAGCGATAAAATTTCTTCAATGCGAGGAACACCGCGTGTGACGTTGGATTTACTTGCGACGCCCGCAAAGTGGAACGTGTTGAGCGTCATTTGGGTAGTCGGTTCACCAATGGATTGCGCCGCAATGATGCCGACCATTTCACCAGGGTTAATGATCGCGCGCTTGTACTGCAGGACAATTTGCTCCAACAGTAGGGTGAGCGCGGCACGTGTATACCGTTTATACAGAAGAAGTTCACGAGGACTGAGAAAGTAGAAATAGGCGATTTTAAATAAATGAGTGGGCGCATAGTACCCCAACGCTTCTAATTTGTTGTAGTATTCATCCAACAACATGTACGCGTCTAGGGGCGTCATATCCACATGAACTTGTTTGTTTAACCCCATTTGTTTCTCCAAATTTTCAATCAAATAAGAAAAGGCAACCGGCAATTGAACCTTGGTGTCGTTGCGGTAATCAAACACGTTCTTCACCAAATCATCTCGCGCGGAGATCATAAAGTCAACCCATAATTTGCTCTTTGCCATGCATTCGGAATGTTGTTCCTTGTTCCTTTTCTGGGCTTCTTTGGTAAACATCCCCAAATCATAATCTATGTAGTAATGGTTGTAGATTTGTTCGTAATTCATTTCAGGTAATGGAATGTGCTGAAACTCCACTTTACACGTGTCAATGTTGTCACCGCCATACGCCACTTGAATAATTTTATTCTTGTTGTTTCGCACAGTTCCATCATAATCACTTCGCACATCTTCCATGGCCTTGATTAACCGACGCTGAATGTACCCCGTGGTGGACGTTTTGACGGCCGTGTCAATCAAACCAATACGACCACCCATCGCGTGGAAAAACAATTCAAACGGGTTTAACCCTTCAATGAAGGACGATTCAATGAAACCACGAGCTTCCGGTGAATCGTCAAACTTTTTAAAATGCGGAAGCGTTCGTTGATCGAACCCGTACGGGATACGTTTCCCTTCTACTTGTTGCTGCCCTAAACAAGCGACCATTTGTGAAATGTTAATGTCGGAACCTTTAGAACCGGCGTTCACCATGGTAACGAAACGATTCGTCAACTCCAGTCCCTTTTTCGCATGTTTTCCAGCATCGCTGTTCGCTTCACTCAACAACGTGTTGATTTTTAATTCAAGCTCTTCCACATTGGACTTACCACTGTTGTTTTCAAACAACCCCAAATGTGTTTTGGAGATCAAACGATCTACTTCCTTCTTTTTAGAATTAATGCCTTCTTTTAAAGTACTTCGGGTAGCTTCACTAATCAACAAATCACTAATCCCGACACTGAACGCGCTCAGTTTCATGTACTCGTTAATGATGTACTGAAGTTCATCAATAAAATCGGCAGATTTCATCGGATCATAATCATTGTAAATGCGGTGAATTAACCCCTTGGTGGTAGAACCGAGCACGCCTTTATCCAATTGACCGCGAAGGTATTGTCCGTTTATAATTTGAACGACATTGTTGGACGTTTGAATGTCCTCTTCGTCCTTGAAGAGTTTATTTTTTTGAAAACTTGTCATCGGTGGTAGAATTTGGGACAGAATTTCAAAACTACTGATTCGGTCACGCTTGAAAATGGACGCGTCCACTCGTTTTAACCCAATCACTAAATTCATCGCGGTTAATGGATCAAACGTAATATTCGGTCGTGTAATTTGAAATGCGCCCAACAACGAGTCCTGGAAAATACCAATGATGGATTGGTTCGCCGCAGGACTGATGATTTGGTAAGGCACCGCAGCTAAATTACGAAGTTCTGTTTCCGCTTCTAACGATTGCGGCATATGCATATTCATTTCATCACCATCAAAATCAGCATTGTAGGGTTTCGTGTCACCGACGTTCATCCGAAACGTGTTCCCTTTATACATGACGCGAACAATGTGGCACATCATACTCATTCGGTGAAGCGTAGGTTGCCGGTTGAATAGCACGGCGTCCCCATCCATCATGTGCCGGTGCACGATGTCGCCTTCGGCCAATTGAATGGATTCACGGTCTGCGTACTTTAACGCAATGTGGACGAATTTTCCATTGACTTGTTTCTCCAGCAACTTGGCGCCGGGGTACACGTCAGGACCATTCTGGATGAGTTTGGTAAGGATGTGAATGTTTCTACTGTTTACCGTCACGGGTTTTGTAATGTTTTGGGCGATTTTCAGAGGAACGCCTAATTCTTGAATGGATAAATTGGGATCAGGCGTAATGACGGAACGAGCGCTAAAATCTACACGTTTTCCCATTAAATTTCCACGAACGCGACCCGTTTTTCCAGTCAAACGATCCTTGATGGATTTAAAAGGGCGACCGGAACGTTGTGCGGCCGGTTTCGCGTTGGGGATTTTATTATCTACCATGGCCGCAATGAAATATTGAAGCACGCTATGGTAATCTTCAATGTTGGTTGAAGGAGCATTCGCAGATAATCGTTCTTTTAATGTATTATTGGTTTTAATAATTTGAGCGAGCATGTAACTTAAATCATCTTCGCCACGTTGTGACTCGTCAAATTTTACGGAAGGACGCACGGCCGGCGGCGGCACGGCAAGCACTTGACAAATCATCCATTCGGGCCTAGAC